ATGGGACAGAGATCCTGACCCTACAAAGCTAGAAGCAAAAAGGCAATTTGCCTATATTGAATTAAACTGTAGTTATAAGAAAAGCAATCCTTACAAAGGTTTTGCTGATGATGTAAGAAAGACTAAGGTCCTACAGGCAATCTATAGGGAAGATGCTGATTCTTTTGAGGAAGATGAGTTGATAGTAAAAGGAATGGAACTATATGAAGAGTTGAGAGTGGAAGCTTCAACTACTTTACAATATTATCTTTCAGCCAAAGAAGGAGCAGAAAAAATGATGAAATGGTTGAAAGATTTTGATATGGATGAAAAAGATGCAAGAGGTAACCCTCTCTACAAACCTAGAGAAATAACCTCAGCATTAAAAGATTCTTATGATGTTATGAAGACCCTGAATGCTATGGAAGAGAAAGTCCAGGAGCAATTATTTGAGTCTATCAAGACAAGAGGGAATAAAGAAACTAATCATTTTGAAATGTAATATGGAACAAAAAAGAAAATCAACAGCAAGAGTAGGAGATATTATAACAATGCCAGAGCTTATAGGTCTTATGTTTCAGTCTTCAATTGAAACACATCTAGCTCACCTATTACAAAAAGATAAAACATTAGCAAGACATGAAGCTTTTGCAGATTATTATACTGCCATAGATGGGCAAATAGATACATTATGTGAAACTTATATGGGTAGGAATACTGTAACAAGTTTACTAGTTCCAGAATGTAAGCCTGTAAAAGAGCCTATTGTCTACTTTAATAAGTTATATGATATTGTGACTAAAGTAAGAGACAAGCAAACAGATGGTTACATTTTAAATCAAATGGATGAATTACAGCAAACTATAGCTCATGCATTATATAAATTTAAGAATATTACAACATAATGAGTACAGCTACAGTAGACATATCTAAACATATTAATGATAAGATTACTTATCATGATAAGCTTAGACAACAAATGGAAGCTGTTGAAGATTATGAAAGATGTGCATATCATAGAGATGAGATAGCTAGACTTAAAAGAATGTTATAGATGACAGAAACAGTACAACAAGATAAAATTAGAACTAAAGATGGCAGATGGATAGACAGTAATGTGTTTAGACAAGAAGCCATTAGATTTCAGAAGTATGGATATTTCTGTTCTGATTATTGGGGTACTGCAGGATGGCAAGATTACTGGCAAGAACAGTTAGACAGATGTAAAGATGGCTTTGAAGTAGGAGGTCATAGGATTACAGGACACCATTATATGTATTTAAACTTCTGTCAAATACAAGTGGTTAAAAAATTAGAAGGCAAGAAAGCCTCAAAGAAGAGTACTACTTTCCCAGACTTTTGGGATGGTGACTATGATTACTTTTGGTCACTAGAGATTGCAAGAAATGGAATAGAGAAAGAGGATTTGGAAAACCTCAATTTAGGTGTAATACCTCATCCAGATTTTCTGATGGGTGGTTTCCATATGATTGTAGGAAAAAGTAGAAGGAAAGGTTATAGTTATAAGAATGGAGCAATTTCTGCTAACTATTATAATACTGAAAGAAAAGCACAGGTAATTATTGGTGCATCTGAAAAGAAGTTCTTGTACCCTAAAGGGACAATGGGGATGACTTCAGATTATCTTAACTTCATCAATGAATTCACAGGCTGGAGAAAGTCTAGAGATTATGTTGATAAGCAAGACCATAGAAAGGCATCTTTTAAGAAGAAAATCAATGGGGTAGATATTGAAGCTGGATACCAGTCTGAAGTATTTGCCCTAACCTTTAAAGATAACTCAGATGCTGCCAGGGGAAAGGATGGTATCTTAGTTCTATTAGAGGAAGCAGGAGCTTTCCCAAACTTGAAAGCATCCTTTGCAGCTATCAAACCTGCACTTACAGCAGGGAAGTATATCACAGGACAAATCATTATTTTTGGAACAGGTGGAGATATGGAAGCAGGTACAGTTGACTTTGCAGATATGTTCTACAACCCAGTAGCTTATGGTATTATGCCATTTGTAAACATTTGGGATGATGATGCAACAGAGACAAGTTGTGGATTTTTCCACCCTGTTACTAAGAACTTAGAAGGGTTCTATGATCTACAAGGTAACTCAGATATACCTGCAGCATTAGAATTTGAGACCACAAGGAGGAAAATAATCCTTGAAAGTAGTTCCAATACAACAGCATATCAGCAACATTGCCAAGAGTTTGCACTCAAGCCATCTGAAGCTTTTCTTACAGTATCAACCAATGACTTTCCTATAGTAGAATTAAGAGCACAGCTTAATAGAGTAATAAGAGAAAAGCTAATGCTTATTAAAGGTACACCAGTAACCTTAAGAAGAAATCCTGAAACAGGTAAAATACTGGCAGAACCAGATTTAGTCAACAAGTTAAACCCAATTATTCATTACAAAGTAAAACAGAAGGACCTTACAGGATGTCCTATGATATATGAGTTTCCTTCTAATCCACCTAAAGGATTATTTAAAATAGGATATGACCCATATAGACAAGATCAAACTACAGGTGTATCATTAGCAGCAGTATATGTTTACAAGACAGTGCAAAGAGGAAATAGTACTAGGAACATTATTGTAGCTACTTATGTTGGTAGACCTCAAACTTCAGACTCTTGTAATAGAATTGTAGAGATGTTAGCAGAACTTTACAATGCTGAAATTATGTATGAGAATGAAGTACCTGATGTTAAGAAATACTTTGAAAGAAGAAAGAAGCTACATCTCCTAGCTGCTCAACCTGATGGTGTGATTAGTAAGAATATCAAAGCCTCTAAAGTGGCTAGGATTTATGGTTGCCATATGAATGAAAAGCTGAAAGATGCTGGAGCTAAGTATATAAAACAGTGGTTGTTAGAGGAGAGAGACTTTGATGAACATGGTAATGTTTTATTGAACTTAGACTTTATATATGATATAGGTTTGATAGAAGAGTTGATTCTTTATAATAAAAAGGGTAACTTTGATAGAGTTATGTCCTTAATGCAAGTAATGTTCCAAATAGAGGAAGATGAACTTGGAAAAGAATATGGAGAAGCAACTGATGAAAATCAAAATGTAAAAGACCTATTGGCACTTAATTTGTTTAATAAGAACTAAAAATAATACAATGATTAACACTGCACCAAGAGAAGCAAGACTATCATTAGCAAAGAAAAATGCTAATAAGAAACAGTGGTTTAAGGACAGAGCTAATAACCTAAAAGGTTTAGCTTTTACTGTCTCCAATTTTAGTGGGGAGGTCTCTGAATATAAAAGGAAGAAAGTAAATTATGATTTATATAATAACATCATAGACCAAAGAGATTTTGAATATGTATGTAAGCCTTTTGGAGCTGAAGCAGGGGAATTACCTGCTAGTTTTACTAATAAAGATATTGTATCCCCTAGAATAAAGGCAGTGATAGGTATGGAGATGAAGAGACCCTTCTCTTTCAAAACCTTAGCAGTAAATGAAGAAGCTACAAATAGAAAGGAACAAGCTCAATTTGACATGATTAAGGAATATACTGTATCCCAAATCATGCAACCAATACAAGCAGAGATAGAACAAAAGTATCAGGCTGAGAGTAAAGGGAGGGAATTAACTCCTGATGAGCAAAAACAGATACAACAACAAATGGCTGAAGAGATGCAGGCTATGACTCCTCCAGAGGTTACAAAATACATGGAGAGAAAACATCAAGACCCTGCTGAGGCTATGGCACATCAGTTGTTGCAAGGTATTTCTCAGAAAGAAGATGTGAAAAGGAAGTTTGAAAAAGGATGGAAACATGCTTGTTTATCTGGGGAAGAAGTATACTGGGTAGGACAAGTAAGAGGTAAACCTTCTTTAGGTGTTAGTAACCCTATTAGGTTTGACTATGATAAGTCTCCTGATGTAGATTTTATTGAAGATGGAGAATGGTGTGTAGCTGAGTATAGAATGACACCATCTCAACTAATGACTCTAGCAGGAGATGAATTAACTGACACTCAAATAGATACTATCTATAATGGAGGGGCTAAAGGAGGAGCTAGAATATATGATCAAGAATGGAACTTCAATGCAGCTGAAGCAAAATCAGCTAACACTATATCAGTTTATCATTATGTATGGAAAGACTTAAGAAGAATAGGATTCTTAACATACTTAGATGGGCAAACAGGAGAAGAACAAATGACTGTAGTTGGAGAAAGTTATAAAGTGAATAAAGAGTTAGGAGATATCTCTGTAGATTGGGAATGGATTCCAGAAACTTATGAAACTTGGATAGCACAGAATGATATTTACTTTAGGATGCAACCTATTGAAGGTCAGCATAAAGATTTAAATAATTTATTTGAATGTAAGTTATGTTATTTTGGTGCACCTTATGACAACTTAAATTCTGAGACAACTTCATTGATGGACAGAATGAAAGTATGGCAATATTATTATAACATTATTATGTATAGAGTGGAGCTATTAATGGCTTCAGATAAAGGTAAAATGTTATTAATGGACATTAATGCTATTCCTAAATCAGCAGGTATTGATATTGAGAAATGGTTATACTATGCTGAAGCTCTTAAGATTGGATGGGTTAATCCTAATGAAGAAGGCAATAAAGGTTTAGGGGATGTTACCAATATGGCTAAAGAGATTAACATGTCTCTGATGTCTGATATACAAAAGTATATTGAGTTGGCTGATTATATAGATAATCAATGTGGTAAATCTGTAGGTATAACTGATGCTGTTATAGGACAAACTCAACAAAGAGATGCTGTAGCAAATACTCAATCTGATAGAGCTGCAACTTCTAATATCTTAGAGCCTTACTTTGATTTACATAATCATGTAAAAAGAAATGTATTACAAGCTTTAATTGAACAATGTAAGATATCTTATGCTGATTCTAAAGATGAATTCATTACTTATACTTTAGATGATCTATCAACTCAAATGTTGAAAATAGATGCTGGATTATTAGACTCTTCTACTTTTGGAATATTTGTCACAAATTCTTCTAATGCTTATGAAGCAGTAGAACTTGTTAAACAGTTAGCACATGCTGCACAACAAAACAATGCTATCAAAATGTCTTCTGTTATTAAGGTAGTTAGAAGTAATGGTATTCAAGAAGCTGAAGAATTACTTGCAACAGGAGAAAAAGAAATGGCTGCAGAACAACAACAAAATCAATTGCAAGCTATTCAAGAGCAAGGGAAGAATGATGAAAAAGCAAGACAATGGCAGAGAGAAGTTATGGATATTGAACAAGATAATGAGCTTGAGAAGATACAGGCTAAAGGTGCTATTGACTTACAAAAACAAGCTATGCTTTCTATGGGGTTCAATGAAGACAAGGATATGGACCAAGATGGAATACCTGATGTACAGGAAATTTACAGAGATGGAATTGATGCAGATATCAAGATGAGAAAACAAGCTTTAGATGAAAAGAAGTTTGAGGAAGATAAGGTACAGAACAAGGAGAAAAATAAGATAGAAAACAAGAAGATTACACAAGCTAATAACAAGAAAAAAGAGTAAGTAGTTAATTTAGCTATTAGGGTTAATCTCTAATAGTTAAGTTTAAAACTTAATATATATTAATATTAATACTTAAATTTACATAACAATGCCAGAAGAACTAAAAACCCAAGACAAGACTGCAGAAGAACAAGCAGCACAAACACAAGAAAATAAGGATAAAGCACTAGCAGATTTTAGCTGGGATGATGGAGGAGGAGACTTCTTTGGAATTGAAGAGACAGCAGTAGTTAAAAAAGAAGTAGTTGAAAAATCTGAAGAGGGAGAAGATACTACTACTAAGGTTAAAGAGAAGGAGTCAGAAGAAGAAAATGAAGATGAAGAGTTCTTTGGATTAGAAGTTAAAGAAGGTGCAGAAGGCATAGAAGTTGAAGAAAGTGAAGATACTGAAGAAGATGAAAGCTCATACATAAGTATAGCTAACAAAATGAAAGAAGGAGGTATCTTTCAAAATATAGAAATTCCTGAAGATGAAGAGTTGACAGGAGATAAGTTCATTGAATTACAGGATAAGGAGATAGAATCAAGAGTGGATGAGGCTTTTGAAGGTTTCTTTTCTGAGTTAGATGTGGATGCTGCAGCATTCCTAAAACACAAAAAAGAAGGTGGAAGTACTCAAGATTTCTTTAAAGTTTATGGTCAGAATACAGGTGCTCCAACAGGGGACTTAGATGATGAAAGCTATCAAGAAAAAGTCAGCAGATATTACTATGCCAATGTGGAGAAAGATGAAGCAGAGGACATAGATGATAAGATTGAGTGGCTTAAAGATAGTGGGAAGTTAGAAAAGTATGCAGGTAAGTTTGATCAAAAAATTAAAGATTCTGAAAAGGAACAGAAAGAGAGT